AATAAATACTATTATGACCATTACATATCGCGGATTTAGTACACTCAACAGCGCAAAGAAATATTCTTTGACTGATTTTGAGCTGGCTCAACAAGACCTAATCAACTACTTTAGTCTACGCAAAGGACAAAAGTTAATGAATCCCACCTTTGGTACTATTATATGGGACATGCTGTTTGAACCACTAGATGAAGCAACACAAGAAATAATCACACAAGACATTAAAAAAATAGTTGCGTATGATCCACGCTTGCAAGTTGGTCAAGTGGCTATTACACAAAAAGATACTGGATTTTTAGTACAGTTAACTTTGTCATACGTTCCTACCAATCAAACATCAACTATTGAGTTAAATTTTAACAAAAATAGTCAAACACTTTCTGCATCTTAATACCTTGAATTAACTACACATATTATTCCGCCTGATAAATACTTGATATAGGTAATATAGGCAAACAATAATATGGCACAAACCACACGTCAGACCAGTTTATTAGTTCAGCAAGACTGGACTAAAGTATATCAAGCGTTTACCAACGCTGACTTTACCAGCTACGACTTTGAGACTCTGCGTAACAGCATGATCAACTACATCAAAGTCTATTACCCAGAAACATTCAATGACTTCCTAGAATCCAGTGAATATCTAGCACTCATTGACATGATTGCCTTTTTAGGTCAAAGTCTTGCTTTTCGTACAGACTTAAATGCTCGTGAAAACTTTATTGACACAGCACAGCGTAGAGATAGTATTCTTAAACTGGCACGTATGTTAAGTTACAATCCAAGCCGTACCACAGCGGCTTCGGGATTATTAAAGTTTGACTCAGTTAAAACAACTGAAAGTGTTATTGACAGCGCCGGTATTAATCTGGCTAATGCTACAATACACTGGAACGATTTGACTAATGATAACTGGTTAGAACAGTTTACTGCGGTTATCAATGCCAGTTTGATTTCTAGTCAAAACATTGGTAAACCCGGCAATAGTCAACAGATTAACAATATTCAAACTGACGAATATAGTATTGCTATCAATCCAAACTTATTGCCAACTGCACCTTTTACAGTTAACATCCAAGGTAACCCTACTAGCTTTGAAGCAGTAAGTGGAACCAGTGTCGGTGAAACATATATCTATGAAGATGATCCAACTAAAACAGGTCAGTTCAATATACTTTATCGTAATGACAACAACGGTAATGGTAGTAACAATACTGGATTCTTTGTTTACTTTAAACAAGGATCGTTATCGGCTACCAAATTTAATATTACCAATGCGATTCCAAACAACTTTGTTCCTATTAACTCAAACAACATTACCAACACAGACCAATGGTTATATAGTTTAAATGTCAATGGTGGACCGCAAACTAAATGGACACAAGTTCCTGCATTACCAGGATCCAATGTTGTGTTTAATAACTTAACTGATAAAAATCTATATCAGATCAATACATTAAATAATGATCAAGTTAGCTTGGTCTTTGGCGACGGATCGTTTGCTAACATTCCTCAAGGTCAGTTTATATTTTATTATCGTACCAGTAACGGTACAACCTATGCTATCAACCCAAATGATTTAGCTAGTGTAAGTATTAACTTCAACTATGTAAGTAAAAATAATACACTAGAAAATATGACAGTTATTGCCAGTCTAAAGTATACAGTAACTAACGCCAATGCGGCACCTAGCTTATCAAGTATTAAGACAGCGGCACCACAACAATACTACACACAGAATCGTATGGTAACTGGCGAAGATTATAACATCTTCCCAACAACCAAATATACCAGTATTCAAAAGGTTAAGGCAATCAATCGTACCAGTAGTGGTGTAAGTTTATACTTAGATGCCATTGATCCTACTGGTAGTTATAGCTCAACAAACATTTTTGCTGACGATGGTATCTTGACTGCTAACAATACTACTAGCACAACTACATTTAGTTTTTTAACTTCTAACGACATTTATACTGCTATCTACAATCAAGTTATTCCAGCGATTGACAGTACAGAAATGCGTAACTATTACTATGGAACATATCCACGTTACAGCACTAGTACCGCACTAGGTGGCAATGTGGTATTCTATCAAACTAGTAACAGCACATCAACTAGTTCTGGATTCTTGGCCAATGTTATAACTGGTAATACCTTACAAGTTGGTCCTGGAGTTAGCGGTAACCTACAATATGTTGCACCTGGTGCAAGCCTGCAGTTTACAGCACCTGCTGGTTATTACTTTGATGCACAGCACGTTATTAAATCTGGTACACCTACCTTGGGCACAGACAGTTTAAACTTTTATGCAACTGTTTCCAGTGTTGTTGCTAATAACAACTTTACTACACCAAGTCAAGTAACATTTGCTACAGTAGTGCCCAATGGTGCTGTTTTGAGCGATGTTAACTTGTCTGGCGCCAACAGTATTATTCCGCCTTACATGAATGATTTACCATTGACCTTGATTCCGACCATAACTAGTCAGATTAAATCAAACTTAAACTTTGGTCTAACATATGATCAACTAAATCAAACTTGGATTAATATTCCTCCTTCAAGCATTGGCACAAGTACCAACTGGCTATTAAAGTTTACCTACAATGCAGGCCTATATACTATTACATATAAGCAACTAGAATATACATTTGCCAGTGCTGGCACTACTAATTTTTACTTTGATCCAACTGTAAGTGTTTACGATAGTACCACAGGCTTAACCATTACAGACAGTATCAAAGTTTTAAAAATCAATGACAAGCCTGCACCTAACACTAATGTTCCATTGGGTCAAGACATTATCTGGAAAATTTACAATAGTAAAGTAGAGCCAGACGGTTATGTAGATCAGAATGTTGTATTAATCACCTTCCCAGATACACAGATGCCAGGGGTACCGGATAATCCAGAGTTATTCACTGATGTTGCTGGATCTAATTCTAGTCGCAGTGGCTTGTATTTCCAATACAAACACAATGCTCCAGCACGTAGTCGAATTGATCCAACACCGGTTAATCTTATTGACTTATATATTTTAGTTGCATCTTATACCAGTGCATACATAGCTTGGTTGCGTGATTTAACTGGCACAGTACAAGAACCTATGCCGCCAACATCAAGCAGTTTAGAAATTGACTATGCTGGGTTAGATGACTACAAAACAGTTAGTGATACAATCATTTATAATCCTGCACAGTTTAAACCACTATTTGGCTCTAAAGCAGATCCTAGTCTACAAGCACGTTTCCAAGTAGTTAAGAATCCTAGTGTTGGTATTACTGACAACGAAATCAAAACACAGGTAATCTCAGCGATTAACAATTACTTTGATCCTAATAACTGGGACTTTGGTGATACATTCTACTTTAGTGAATTGGCCGCTTATTTGCACAGCACACTAGCGCCTAATATTAGTAGTGTGGTTATTGTTCCATCAGACAGTAGTTTAGTATTTGGTAACTATTTCCAAGTTAACGCTGAACCATGGGAAATCATTACATCGGCTGCAACAGTAAACGATATCGACATTGTGTCCGCAGTAACTGCCGCACAACTAGGTATGAGTGGTATTAACTTTGGTTCTACACAATAATGGCACTATTAAACACTATTAACTTTTTACCTGAAGCATTTCGCTCAGACACCAACCAACGTTTTCTTGGCGCAACAATGGATCAGTTGTTTACGCCAGGTGTTAATCAACCAGTTAATGGATACATTGGTCGTACGTTTGCACCTACATATAAACTAGGCGATAACTATGTACCAGAACAAAATTCAAGCAGAGCTAACTATCAACTTGAAGCTGGCGTAGTTGTTACAGATGATAATAAAAATATTACATTTACAGCAGGATATTTAGATTTATTAAACAGTATCAATACAAACTCAGGTCCAGCTAATAATATAACTGCTAATCATCGGCGATTATTTTCTGCAGAAAGTTATAACTATGATGGTCACTTTGACTATGATAAGTTTGTAAACTATTATAACTACTTTTGGTTACCTAACGGTCCAATGTCAGTTAATGTTTCTGTAAACAAAGTTCCATATCAAGCCACTTATGATGTAACACGCAGTACACAAGTAGGCGGCTATACATTCTCTGGCGTTGGCCCACATCCTAATACACAACTAACACTAGCACGTGGTGGTACATATACATTTAACGTTGATCAACCTGGCTCACAGTTTTGGATTCAAACTAGTCCTGGTGTTAGTGGTCTTGATCCTAATATTGATACAGTTACTACACGTCAAGTCTATGGCGTAGCCAACAATGGTACCGACAATGGTACGGTAACATTTAAAGTTCCTTTAGCAACAGCCCAGGACTTTTATTCCAACATGCCTATTGTTACCCCATCTACAGGTAGTACTACGGTAGCAGTTTCATTTCACTATACTGATGTACAAAACCAATTGGTCAGCAACTTCCTGACTAAGTTCCCGTCAGGACTTGATGGCATTAACAATCAAAGTTTGTTAACTGGTACAACATTTATTTTTATTAATAACGATTTATCTGATGCCGCTTGGACTAATCCGACAGATCCGTTTGCAGTAAAAATGGCCGAAATACAAGCTGCCAATCCAACAGGATATTTGTCTGACCCCGATTATATTACTGCTAAATCTTTATTGAATTCAACATCGGGCGTAGTTTCTAAAACAAATCGTACAAGTATTTGGAAAATTAAACTAGTTCCACTTGGCAACGATTATGTAATGCAGTTACTGATTGATACAGTACTCAAGCCTCAGCAAAAAGTTTTCATCACGTCCGGTCAAACTTATGCTGGTAATCAATTCTGGTTAGATAATAATCAACATTACGAAACAGTTCCAGCAATAACAGCCGGTTTAGA